ATACCACTAAAGCTAGGATCGAAAAAGTCGACCTGATTGTCTAGCTGGTTAGAGATCGACACTTCAACATGCGACCCCGTAAAAATATCTAAGTTATCATGTGTAATATTCATTATTACCCCTTAAAAACGCGCTAGATAAGAAAATTTAAGGCTGAGTGTCCCAACGATACCCCCATCACTAGAATCATCGTCATAATCGGTATTAGAAGCGACTGGAGTTATATCTGAAATGGAGAAGCCCAAATCTTTAAAACGTGGGTTATCTGGCTGAATCTGGATTATCTGGCAAATACCCTCATGAATTTTCGTTTCATGAATCTGAGAATACAATTGCATTTCGATAACGCATTCAGCTTGCATTGCATTACCACCACGGACCCTAGTGTAAGTCTCATTCATTCCGGTAATCCAACACACCACGTCATCGCTAAAACCAGTTTGAGTTTGTTCTACGTTTAAAGCCAGACCTAGATCTTGTTCGATAATATCCTGTAAAGCACGTTTAATCTTAAGACGTGGCATATTATTAACGGTAGCGAGCATGTGCACCCCCTGCTAAAGTGATAAAGCAATCACTGGTATTGTCACCATTGCGCTTAATGTATTGAACTTTGAAACGCTGACTTTCTACAATGACAATATCACCTTGCTTTAAATCTCCCTCACGACAGAATAAGAATTCTGTTTCTGTCATTACCCCTTGTTCGTCGGTAGTAGTAATTTCATGGTAAGCACGAATTGATTTACCACCTTCCACGACAAAAACAGGAGCACTCTTAAACATTCGATTTAATTGTGATTCTGATAATTTGAACATAGTTACCCCCTTTTATGGAGTATTTACATACAAAAAAGCCCCACCGTTAGGCAGGGCTAATTATTATTTTGCTTTCGGCGGGCGACCCGCCTTTTTAGCTGTGGCTTTCACCGTAACTACCGGAATTTCTTCCGGCAATTCTTCGTTATTTCATTCAGCGCCAATCTGAAGAACTTTCAGAGCTTCCGGCTGAGTAACAACATAATCCAGATCTACCCAGATACGCGGAACGATAGCAGACTGTGCACGGTAGGTAGTGTCGTCCATATCCAATTCCAGACCGCCCCACTCACCGATAGTGATGCCGGAGAAGTCACCCAGAACGATGTGATCTGCCGGAATAACACCAGAAGTAACTACTTCGTAACCAGCCAGTTTGCCGTTTTCGATGATATAACCGGAAACGCCGTTATCTTTCAGGGTAGATTCCAGTTCGGCAGCAGTTGCACCGCTCATCGCAAACTTGATCGCCTGAGCAGGAACGCCAGCGTCGGTCAGTTTAGCAATTTCTTTCAGGAAATCTTTGTAAGAGAAAGCAGCTTTCTTCTCAACGCGGCTAGCGTCTACCAGTTGCTTAACCAGACCAGCCGGACCACGAGCATTTTCTTTGTCAGACAGAATCAGTTGTTCCAGTTTGATACGAACAGCTTTGTTAATGTGGTCAGTGATCAGGGTAGCGATGCCCGGAACAGTTTTCAGCGACTGACGGCTGATCGGGTTGCCACCAGCAAAAGTTTTCGGAGACAGTTTCACGTTCGCAAATTCAGCTTTGCTTTCCGGCGCAGCACCGTTTTCATCAACGAAGCCGAAAGCATCAACGCTGGATTTAGTCATTTTTGGAATAGCGGTCGGAGCATTCAAGCCACTGTAAACAGTCACACCCAGACGACCCAGAACAGATTCCGGCATCAGCATTTCGATGTAGGATTCAGTCATCAGTTTTTCGTCGGTGATAGCAGTCAGATCGGCTTTGGTGTTACCAGCAGCAGCAGCACGCATAGCAGCAGCCGGAACGAATACAGAGCCACCACGAGCAGCACGACCACGCTGCATAGTTGCAGTAGCAGCCATTGCGGAAAATTCAGCTTCGTTAGCACCCAGAGCTTCACCATCTACCAGAGAGCGAATTACGTTGTTCAGGTCAAAAGTTTTTTCCATTTTAGAGTCCTTAATTTGTTCGTTATTACGTTGAGCATTGGTAATGTTATTTAGTGCCTTAGTGCGGAATGCTTCCGGCGTCATGTCTTTAATTGCCAATGCGCGTTTTAATTCTTCGTCGTTAATATTTAGTTCGCGTGCAATTTCGCGAATTTCTAATTCGTCTTCTTCGGAACGTTCAGCCACTTCTTCGATTTTTTCTTCTTCAACCGGAGCAGCTTCACGTTCTTCTTTTATTTCTTCTGCTTCCCGAACAGTTGAACTATCATCATCAACACTTTCAGGATGTTCAGCGTCTTTTCCGTCTTCGAGATTTTCATTTTCTTCATTCTCTTCAACTTGGCGCTCTTGAGTTTCTTCAACTTCCGATTCTTTATTTTCTTCTACCGGAGTTTCTTCAACCTGAGCGACTTCTTTTTCTTCTTCGTCTTTAACTTGTTCGATTTGTTCTTTAGTCATATCGCGTTTAGCCTCCAAATTAACTGTGATAGTATTTAGAGAGCGATTTAAACCGACCGAATCGTCCGCTGGCACCGTGACCCACGAAATTTCGTGAGGAATCCATTTAGAAACAATGAGTTGCGATTTAGCGTAGTCGATGTGATATTCTTTAATGTCATAACCGACAGAAATTTTTTCCATCGTACCTTCAATGACTTTATTACGAATATCATTAGCCAAAGTCCCATGCTTAGAGAATTTAACCAGAGCACGGCCTACGTTATCCGCATCGATTCGAGCGTTACAAACGACACCAATGTGATTATCGAAATTATGATTGAACAGCAACGGAGCGTTATTATTCAGACGAGACAGATCAACCGCTTCCGGTGTATGTACCAGAATTTCATCTAATACCACCATTTCTTGATTTTGCTCATCCCAAAATTGGCGCTGATAAGGCTGTGTACTTGAGAAAGCAATTTCAAACTCGTATTGATCGTTATGCCCTTCGTTAATAACTCCACCGTAACCGTTAAGATCGCGGCGAAATTTAAGCATTTAATCACCTTTAATTAATTGGGGGCATTGCGCCCCCGTTGGTTATTAGGGATCGGTTTGAGAAGGGTTATCCTTGCTCTCACCATCAACGATAATATTTAGTGCGCTCTTTTCGGCTTGAATCTCTGAGAATACTTTTTCAGGATCATCACCACGTTCAAGAATAACAGCAGTACGTGATTTAAGACCATTTTGAATTAAAGCAATCTCGGCGTTTACGTCTTTAATAGGATCGACGGATTCAAAACGCGGACGAATAATAGTAGTGTTATCGATAATATGAGGAATTGCAGTAATACGAATCGGAACAATACCACGCGCGGAATAATGGCGTAGATATGCTTCGAAAATTGGCAATACCACTGTTTCAATTAATTTGTTTTGCAGTGCTTTAATGCGGTTACGCTGAGTTAATTCACCAAAACGTGCGGCTGAGTAGTTGATCTGTGAACAATCTCCTGTTAAGCCCTGTTTGAACACGCCTAAGCCCATTGATACGCTAGTAAACATCGCATCGTTAAAGGAATTGAAGTCATCACCGCTTTGCGTCGCCTGGATGCTCTTGATCGTTGCCCCTTCCGGTAATTCCTGAATAGTACCAGGTGCAAAATCCTGTACTACTTCCGGCGCTTGATATTGTTCATCCTCTTCACCAGTATCAAAATCGTCACCAGAATCTTTCGGACGTTCGATAAAGCCCATAGAACTAGCCGCAATACGTTTCTGGACGATCGCGGTTTCGCGGAACGCTTCTTGATGCGCAATATCCTTAATCACTGGCAGGAAGTCAGTCACACCACGTAAACTTTCCGCGCACAGTGGCTGGTAGTAGTGGCACACCTGAGAAGCATCTACGCGATAATTTTCGCCAGTGTAGGTCTGAGTCAGTAGATTGATTTTTCTAAACCAGTATGCTACAGGGCGCATTGTGTCTACGTCATACTCAATCCCCTGATAGATCGCACGTTCTTTGCTTATTTCACGACTAAGCGACCAGTCGCACCTATCAGCAGACAGAATAGAAACTTGTAACTCATTGTTCTCTTTGGTTAAAACGATGAAGCATTCTCCACCCTGAACACGTTCAGATTCTGCCATTGCCAGCATTTCACGGAAGTTAAAGCGACCGTTGCGAGAGAAGCGTTTAGCACTCTGCGCCCACTTCCAGAAAGCATTCTCGATCTGCTTATTCAGTGCGGTGTCAAGTTTGCCATTTGATTTAACGATTGATGGTTTCGGATCAAGCCCCGTACCAACAACTTGGTCAACGATATACTGCTTGTATCGCTTACCTACAGCATTGTTTATAGCCAGAGTACGACCCTGATCATAAAGGCGCTTACCGTTCGATTTGAGAGCCTTATTGAAGGTTCCTGTAATGGTGTCTTGTTGAAGCTGTCCATCAATGCGATCACCGACTAAGCCCAAAGAACGCTTAGACAAATCTTTCTGGAATTTTTCTACTTGTTTGTCGATAAAGATTTTTTGTTGTTGCTGGCGGTGATTAGTTTTAACTGGAGTTTCTACCGCCTTTTTGCGTCGAAAAAGATTAAACATGATTTACCCCTTATCGCGTAAGACGTAATTTGATATTTTTAATAGGGCTAATTCCCTGTTTACGTCGTTCGGCTTGAATTACTTTAGATAACTGACGTTCATAATCGACTTTTAGAGTCTGGAGAACACCCAATGACTCATAGGCGAAAGTATTCCCTTTCACGGTCATTGCAGATAATGCGGCTTCGTCCCCAGATAAACGGGCGAAAATAACTTGCTCGATTAAGGCGATAGTTTCCCGCAGATACTGTTTTTTGGATTGTTTGGCAAAGACTGGTAAAACAGTTAATTCCTGCATTGATACCAGTTCTTCATCAAAAGTTATTACGATGGTATATTTACCCTCGGCAAAATCTAAGGTTTTAATCTCGTGATTAGCCGTAGAATCATCAACCTGATAAATGATACCTTTATTATTATTTCCTACCTGAATTGTTACACCCTCTTCATTCGCCAGCGTGATTTTTTCGCCTTTACGAATTACTAAGGGAATTAGTTCTAAACTCATAATTACCCCTTATTTAATTGTTATTGGATTAACAATATTTAGGAGTAAGCCGCCCCGAAGGACGGCGAGTTATTAGAACGATGTTACCCAGCTACGGCCTCTATTTGGGCGTCTGGCGATGTTTTGACGTTGTGGTCGTGGGATTGGCTTAGTTTCTTCTATTTGCTCGTTAGATTGCGATTCAGGAGCTTCTACGGCTTCATCGACAACACGGTTTAAGCTGTCTTTCATTGCAATGAGTTTATCCCATGACATTTTTGAAAGGACGTAGCGAGAAGCAGCATAGCTATAAACCAGACAGTCGAGAGCCTCGTTTCGGGTACTACCTGGATTTTTCACCCAACGAACACCAGTAGTAGTACGCTTGATGGATTCACTCAAAAGCTGATCGAGATAATCATCAGGAACGGTTTCTGATATTTCTAGGCCGATATGAGGATTGTCTTTCAGGTTTCTAACCAGCATTTCACGAACAGCGGATTTACCAACGTTAACACCCAACATAAGCAATTCATGACCACCTGTGCGGGTAGGTTTAACCGGAATCACTGGAGCATTACCAGATGAACTACCTTTGATAGCGTGTAGGTTCTTCCACTTACCGCAAATACGGTATCCGGCTTGAGTGAATCGACCGTTTGATGTATCGAGGAAGCTGGCGAGCATTGGTACACGTTCACCATTAACGTTATAGAATTTGGTTTTCTTGAAGTTAACCAGACGATCCCATACAGGTGATTCGTATCGTTCACAGTTATGATCGTAAAAGCTGCGGTGATCCAGAATGTAAACCTTATCTTTCGCTACACCTAAGATGGTAGATTCTGCGCGATCCAATTGCTGGTCAATTCCTGAGCACAAGAAAATTACGTCATCAGGGATATTCTCGATAGAAACATCTGTTTTGAGTTGTTCCAGTTCATTGGCTTCTACGGCAGTGTCCTGATCATCGTATACCTTGCCTAACACGGTGTTATAAAATGATTGTAAATCAAAGGATTGCCACGCATGACTAAAATCAACCACACAAGCGCGGATACTACTGAAAGGTGAATACAGACGACTGATCCAGAATCCGGCTACTTCACTTTCACGGGTTGCTCTCCACTCGCCTTGTGCTACTGCCCTGATTCGTTCCCCTTCTGTCCATGCGTTCTTACAGTGGGGGCAAATATAACGAGCGGTATCAGGATCAGGTAAGTTCTTACCATCAATGTTACGCCATTCAAATTGAACGTTTTCCCACTCGATCACCTGGTGTTCCCCGCAATGCGGACACGGAACAAAAAACATACGCATATCGCTCGATAACCATTGCTGGTTAATGCTTCCCAGCTTACTGGTCGGGGTACTGGATACGACTAATCGACCTTCATCGCCAAAGGTAGTTAAACGGTTAGCAGCCAGTGCCACCGGATCACCTTCTTCTGAGGCTGTAGCAGCATCGATTTCGTCAAGCAATCCAACCTTTGCGGTCTTACCACGTAGGGTTGATGGACTGGTAAGCGATACCATGTACAGGAAGTGATTCGTTTTTAGCTGTAGCTGGTTATTGTTGTTAACCGCATTGCGATCATTCTTGTCTGTAACCACGTCTTTTAATGCATCACATGCTTCGATAGACGGTCGGATCTTACCAGCGAGATATTGAGACATTTCTTTAGCGGTTGATTGTCCGATAATCATATTGCATGGATCGTTAGCCATCTGGTTAAACAGGATGCCGTTCAGGATGGTAGTTTTTCCGATCTGCGCACTGGTCATCAGTACATACTTTTTCTTATTCTCAAGGAAAGGAGCATCAATCATGCCTTTCTGGAATGACAGCAATTTAACTTTATCCCCCGCTTGAGGACCATCTACCAGCACCATATTCGCTTCGCACCATTCAGAAGGGAGGAGTTTAGGCGGTGGCGTAATATATTTGGCTGCATTTCTGAGAATTCTTTTTAGTTTTGTTTTGTTCGAAATTAGTTTCATTCAAATACCCTCATTACGAAATATGAAGGTATTTATTAAATTGTTGATATTTTGATAAATATGGGTATTAAGATTTAAGGGGGGTGTATGCTAATTAACCAACAACAAAGGGATGAATTAGATTTAGCCTTATCTTGTACCGATCATGAATATCGTTTGCCAGTCAAGCATAAGCATTTAAAAACCGACTACACAACATCCGGTTTTAGCCGTGAGGAAGCGAAAGAAATTTTAATAGAGTTGTATCGCGATCATGGTTATACGGATATTCACAACTTCTTTAAGAAGCATCGCACATCACATACAGAGTTTCGGAGAGTCCGAGATTGGTTTGATTTTGATATCAAGCGTTATTATCGCATTGATGACGGTCCTATCTATCGGTTGCAGTGGACACCGATCCGAGAAGTGTTGAAACAGAAGAGATTGAATCACGCAATTACACGCTATCGTAACGAGGCTTTCAAGAAAGGCTATGGTGATACAAGGGAACTATTCGTTGAACTCGCTAACGTGCGTTATAGCCACTATTACAACGATCCTAAAGGGTTCTTTGAAGTGCTTCGCAAGGTTGATATAAGTCGGGGTACATACTATTCACGGTTGAAGAAGTACGGGATTAAGGCAGAGTTCTTTATGAGTATTGACGATGGAGAACTTTTTCCGATAAAATGTAAGTCCTCTAAATAAAGGTGAACATTCACTTTAATTTGGAGAAATGACTATGACTACTAAAGCTACTCGCGGTCGTCCTTGCCGTTTTAACGCTGAACAGATGGCTGATATTGCCTACGCTTACTATACAGCGGATCGTGGTAAGGAAGCGAAAGAACAGATTCTTAGTGAACATGGGATCTCAATCGCCCAATTCTATAAGAATATGAAGAAGTTAGACATTAAATTCTATGTTCAGATCGGTGATGGTCAGATCGTAGAAGCAACAGGTTTTTGAGTTTTGATTCTCTTTGCCACTCTTCGGAGTGGCTTTTTTGTATCTGTAGGGTGTCCAAAACGCCATCGGCGGGTTGGTGGAAGATGGCGCGAAAAGTCGCGTGATGTAGGTATGAAAAAGCCCCGCACGAGGCGAGGCTAAAAATTAATTACAGTCCGAAGACTTCCAGTGATCCAACATTCTGGCGGAGACGTTCAGCCGCTTTATTTTGAATCAGAATAGTGTTATTTGGCTGCGGTAGTTTAAGAGTTGCTTTCTGTTCTTCTTCCAAAACGCCCAATTCAACCAGCACCGGAAGAACATCAACAGTAAACTCAAGTTGGTAGTGAGCATTCATGCGGCAGAAAGACAGAGAAGAGTCATTAGCAACATACCCACACGGCTTGTTATTTTCATCATAGACGCGCTCAATGTAGCCAGCAGTACGCAAGGCCGTCAGTGCTTCTTTAACCTTCGTAGCGCCCTTTTTAGCGCCTAACAGACGTGTCATAGAATGGCTATCTACGGATTTGCGAACATGAAGTTCAATCAGTTGTTTGTTTTCGCGAGTTTTCTTTAACGCCAGTTCGATCCAGTCTGTTTCTTCAAAGTGTTCATATGGATTAACCGGAACATTAGCTTTACCTTCTTTCATCAAACGCCATTCTTTAGCAATTTTGAAGCGAAGCGGTGCATCGTATCCCATAACCAGAGTATTACAGAGATCTTCATCCAGTTCATACATCGGTTTATTACGATTCAGAGAATCTTTATAAGTCGTTTCTTTATAAAAACCGATGGGCGCAAAATTGCGCTCATCTCCTCCGACCAGTTTGCTACCCTTTTCAAGCGAATCAACCATATTACGAAAATCACGCATAACATCTTTATGATTCTTTCCGGTTAATTCCGCGATCTGCAAAGTAGACATGGTCAGCGGTTTGGTGTTATCAACAACCAGAGACACGGAAGCAGTTTTAACAGCAGTATTCATAGTAGTAACAGTATTCATAGTAAAAATTCCCCTTAAACGGTTTAGTGATTGATTCTCCTGTTTTTAACTGTCCACACGCCAACGGCGCGCGGAACAATTTTATTTATAATAGAAATTTATTACCAATCGATTTCTACCTGATCTTCTTCATAATAAGGAATCGCATATTCATAACGCCAGTTTTCGATGATTTCACGTTCTTCATTAGTAAGAAGGTGATTGCTAACTGGAGTCGCATTGTGATTACCAGCTTCGAATTGTTCGCGAACTTCCAGCATTGCATGAATACCAGTTAAGGACATCAGATCAAACGGAACATACATACTACGGGAGATTGTTTCACGGGATACGCCCCAATCATTTTCTACATGGCTAGGGCTTACAGAAACGGTTTTGCCGGAGATTTTAACAGTCCAGTCATACAGGGATTTAGTGATGGTAAATTCTTTCATGTTACATCCTCTTTACAAATCTAGGTCAAATAGGTTCAAAGTTGTCAAGTGCGATAATCATAAAAAAGTCAGAAAATTTTGTCAACACCCCTTGACAAGACGCAAAAGGGTTGACCTCATTAGAGCATTTCTAAGCCATCGTGATAGCCGTAGAAGCCATTCTGAGAAGAGAAACAGATAGGAGCATAATCATCATCTTCGTCGTCTTCATCTTCGTCATAATCGTTTTTAGGGGCTTCCTGAGCGGTTTCTTTACCGTAGTTAAACATGGCTTCGTCAATCTCTTGAAGGGTTACGAAACTACCCAAATCCACATCACCGAAACGGACTTCGAACGGCAGATCATCACGAACAATAATTGCTGGTAGATTCTGGTACTTCGCACGATCTTGATCGGTGAAGCAGTTAACTACGATAGTAGGTTTCTTGTTCTTACAAAACGAATACCAAGCACTAGAAAAGCTGGATTCATCGGAATCAAAAAGGATGTTATAACCACGTTCAACGAAGATCTTCATTAAACGGTCATTGTGAAAGCTATCTGCATCCAGACCTAACAGGATGAAAGGAGTAGTAGTCTTGTTCTTGTACATAGTTGGTAATCCTCTAAAAGAAAGTGAATCAAACAAATTACACTAGTATTTATAACGAGAATTTTTTATCTATTTGGAAGTGATTGGTATTCAGTCTGGCTAAAGCCATCATTCATGTACTAGAACAAGAATTATACAAAACAAATTTTCTTCTATAATAATATTATATAATAGTTCTT